TATTTATAATCACTATCCTGAATCTCAAACATTGGTCTCATCTGCTCTGGAACAATGGTGGACAGGTTAAAGATGCTCACTGGGTCACGTGGATTGGGTGGCTCGGAGCGAATCTGCCAATTGGCGTTACGTAAAGTGCCACCCACAGTCTCTGGGTACCCAATCATGTTGCGGGGATCCAGGTAATTCTGGTTAGACAGAATGGCGTCGGTGGAAAACTGGCTGAAATCCTCCATGACCGGAACCTCCTTTGGGAGGAGAGCAGCTGGTGGGAGACTGCCTGGTGTAATTACAGATGCGCTATCAACTGGGCGACTGTCGCTCTGTGCTGATGAGGAGGATGAATTGGACATAAAGGGAGCTGGCTCCAGGGTAAAACCGCTCTTACCCTTTTTTATGAAGAATACGTAAACTACTACAACAACCAGAGCAATGATGGCCAACATTTGTCCGTTCATCTGAGTCATTTATAATGAATCGCGAAATTTTTTAAACGAAATCACTCAGCTCATCAGACTCATCCTCCTGAGTTTCCTCATCAGTGAACATGTATGACTTGGTGACGCTGGACTTTTGACTCTCCACAATGCGAGCCTGAGCCACACGCCAGATTGGTCCAAAATTCTTCTTGAGAAACCAGATTCCAGAAAGTTCTACAAAGAGATTACACTTGACACCTGTAGTGAGTTGATCCAATGAAATCTCCTTCTTGTTGCTGTCAAAGAGAACCGTGACCGTCTTCCCCTTGATCTTCATGAGACTCGCCTCAAACACGTCATCGGTGATGGAAGACTCGTAAAGGTTCTTTAGAGTTTCTTCTGGAACCACCTTTCCAAACCAAAGTTCTGATGATTCCGTCGCCTTGGCAATGATTGCATCATCATACTCTGAAAGATCAGTCTTGGTAACCTTGTAGCATCCAGGTGCAGCCACTTCCACACCGTTGATTTGTTTGAATACACGAGTCTTGTCTTCATTGGTAATCTTTACAAAGTAGCGACCGTCAGTGAGCTTTACTGGGGCTTCAAAGTTCATTTGTTCTATATACAAAATATTCCTTTATTACAGGAAAGATGGATCAAAACATATTGTTGATCGGTCTCTTGGTCCTTTCTCAAATGTCAAAGATGACGATATTTGCAGCCATAGTCGCAATTATATTATTCGTTCCAGGTGTTAAAGATAAGGTTACTCATATACTTAACAATGGCTACTCTAGAGTCCATCGAATCAGCAATCAAGTCTCTTCACCGCGAGATGCGCAAAATTCACCAGCTTCTAGCGGATCCATCGGGGGAGAAGGCAAAGAAACGTACAGAGAACAACAGTTTCAAGCGTCCCCTCAAAGTCTCAGACCATCTACGAGACTTTCTCCATCTCCAGCCAGGTGAAATGATTTCTCGTTCTGAAGTTACAAAGCGTATCAATCTGTATGCAGCTGAGAATAATCTCAAGAATGGTCAGAAGATTAATCTGGATGACAAGCTCCGTGCCCTCCTGAATCCACCAGAGGGCACAGACATTACATATCTGAATATTCAGCGGTACATGAAGGATCATTACATCAAGGAGGAGGTGCCCAAGCCCGTTGAGGAGGTGTCCAACTCTACAGAGGTGTCCAACTCTAAAGAGTTGTCCGGAGCCCCAAAGAAGAGCGGTCGTCCAGCAGTTAAAAAGTAAAATGTACTAATATCAAATGTGCACACGGAGAGACATAGAACTATTAATAGGTTCAAAAATTAATAATTTCGAGTACTATCAAACTGCATTCACACACAAGTCTTCAAATGTAGAAAACTCGTACGATAATCTTGAATTTGTAGGGGATTCGGTGCTGGGGTTTGTCGTCACAAAGTATTTATATGATATGTTTGGTCAAAGTGAAGATGAAGGCTTTTTAACCAAGGCCAGAACAAAAATTGTAAGAGGTACCAACTTGTCTAACATATCACATAAATTGGGTCTTTATAAGTGGATTCAAATGGATGAAAAAGGTACGAGAAATGAATGGAATAAAAATCCCAAGATTTTGGAAGATGTTTTGGAGGCTTTAATTGGAGCCATGTATTTAGACTTGGGACTCATAAGCACCCGTGACTTTATTCTAAAAGTTATTCAAATGTACCCAACCGATCTAGGTGATGATGACAACTACAAGGATCAACTCATGCGGTTTTGTCACATACATAAAAAGGCTCTACCGAAGTACATCTTGGAGTCTTCTACAAAGGGGATATTTATTGTATCCGTCTCAATTGATGATGAAATCAAGGGTCGAGGGAGTGGTCAAAACAAAAAGCAAGCTGAACAAAATGCAGCAAAGAATGCCATGATAAAGAATTAAACTCCTGATTGGGTAATGATACCACTCGTCCAGAAGCTCTTGTCAAAAACATATGATGATCAAAGAAGTGTGGAATGGTTCAATCTCCGAGGGAATCTGTTGACAGCGAGTGACGCGGCGGCTGCTCTCGATCTCAACTTCTTTAAATCCTCGGAGGCTCTTCTCATTGAAAAATGTGGGTACAAAAAGAGTTTCACCAACGCCAATATAGAAAGAGGCATTCGTCTAGAACCAGAAGTTCGTGACATGTACGATTTGCAGTACCAAAAAAAGTCTCACGAAATTGGTCTCCTTGTCCACCCGGTTCACACGTGGCTCGGGGGGTCAGCTGATGGCATAACTGAGGATGGATACTTGATTGAAATCAAATGTCCTAATAAAATTTCACCCAAGGTGCCAGGTTATTATTTGCCTCAGATTCAGATACTCATGGAGATTACAGAATTGGAGATTTGTCATTTTATTCAATACCACGAACCAACCGGAACCTTAAAAGTCATTGAGGTTCCACGGGATCGAGAATGGTTTGAGAAGCATCTTCCCAAGATGAAGAAATTTTGGGATCGCGTTCTTGAAAAGAGAAAGAATGGACTTTGTGAGATTGAGATATAAAGACGTGAGGTACAACTAAATAAATGCGAACCATACTCAATGCATCGAGATTGGCAGCTTTTATCGGTTGTAATCCTTATGTTTCAAAAAGGGAGGTTTTTGATCACATGTTAAAGAAACCCGAAAAACCTGTGCCGGTTCCACAAAAGGTTGAAACCATGATGACAATTCCATCTGCGAATTCGAATGAACTTCATGATAGAATTAAAGAAGCTCAAGATGTTGTTAAAAGCGATCCTGTTTTAACAACTTCTCAAAAGAGGGAAGTTTGTCAACACGTCGAGTCGACTCTAACAAAAAATTATGGCATCACCAATGAGGATAAGGTGCTAAAAAATTTCGAAAAATTTGTTAATAGTGTCAAGGAGGAGGAGGAGATAAAACTGGTACACGACGAGAAAATATACTACCGAAACATTAACGACATGTATACTCTCAATGGGAAAATCGATAGCTGGGAAATTCACCCAGATGGAACCAAGATTATTATTGAAACAAAGAATAGAAAGTATAAATTGTTTCACACTTTGAAAGAGTATGAAAAAATTCAGGTGCACGCCTATCTTTATCTTTTGCCACATGTTCATTGTGCAAAACTTGTGGAGCGGTTTGATGACGAGATGGATTATACAACAATCGAACGCGATGATACCTACTGGGACAGTTTCATACTTCCAAGAATTACACTCGCTTGTAGAGAGTTTGAAGAGTACTCTAAATCTCAGCCTCAATGAGTTGATTTACATCGAGACCGTAGATGATTGGTTGATTTGTAAAATTGGTTCCGTGATAATTTACAGTCGCAATCTTGACTTCTATATCCCTGCTCATGAATGGTGCAGCATATGTATCTTCGTTGAATCCACGAGGGCGCGTCAAGTTGTTCTCTTGACAATGTGAATTGAACGCATTGAAAAACACCTTTTGGGGGACGAACAACATCTGTGATGTTGAGTAAGTAACCTTCTCCGATTCCAAAAAGTGCTGAAGAGAGTTTGTGCTTGAAGCAATCTTCTTCCGCATCTCCTTGAAGTATGTTGGAAGAACGCTCCAGATATCTTTGGATCCATATTTTCGTGTGTAATCGTTATAGGCTCTCACACACTTGCAAAGTATGCACGCCAATTCGGTATCCAATTTTTCATCCAATTTTGGATCTGCATTCATAACCTGTTTCGTAAAGTTCCAAGTTACAATGCGACGTTGAATACTCCCAGAGTTATCCTTCCAATTGGGAACCTCATTTCCCGCAAGAATGCCAGGTGTTTTCCACTCCTTGGTTATCGCCTTTTCACACTTTCGTGCAATTGAGATATCCTCCCCTGAGACAATCGATTGAAACTCCGCTTGCTCCAGAGCCAAGTCTCCTTTGACCTCCGGGCTTATAAACATGAAACACCCATCGATGCTCCAGAGACCAAACTTCTTTTCAATGTTGTTTGAAAGAGTCTTGACATCCTCACATTCATAAAACTTTTTGAAAACCTTTGTGATGATTGTAGACTTTCCCGATCCGGCAATACCCTTCAGAAACGGGATAACCTGCCAACTATCCTTCACATTCATCTCAAAACACAAGCGACCCCCGAATACGTAGAGCCAGCGCTGAACATCCTCATCAAACTTTTGATAATCGAGAATACTCTGAAAGTGTGGCGTTGGAATATCATACCAATCTTCGGGAGTCTCTTCAGGAAAGTCCAAATCAAAAAACTTACAAGACACTGTGAAACGATCCAAACCATTTATAGCAGGGTCGGTGTACTTGTAAAATACATCATGTGTTCCGTCATAGATTCCATTCCTGAATGACCAGACGTTTCGATTCTTTTTAATCTCAGGAAATTGTAAATCAAAGCAAGAGGATAGATGCTTTATGCAATCGGCCACATTTCCAGACTTGGCGGTTGAGTTTCTCCACATGTCATACTTCAACTCCTTCTGAACATTTTCGTAAACAAAATCCTTAATTTCTGATATAATTCTCCAGGCTCGTGTATTGAACCCGTTTGAAAGAATCTGCTGACAACAATTCCCCTTGTACCTCTTGAAATTTTGCTTATGAAGACTATCAAGCATGTACAGGATGAGCTGTTGAAGCGGGGTGAGATCATCATCTGCATTCATAGTCACGAGCCTAAAAATTGACCCGTCGAATGTGGTGGGAAGTGGAACCATGGTTGGCTGATTATTGCGTTCGCGCATTCGAATCCATCTGTATAGCAGTTCATACTGATCGTCTATATGTTCAATAAGACGTTTAACCCGACATACAGCAGGGGGTTCATCCTGAGGCTCAACTGCAACCTCGTCTGTGGATGAGATGGAATGATACACATCAACCAATTCACTGAGAAACCTTCTTTTCCGTTCATTAATTTTTTCCATGTCTACATCATCAGGACAACCATAGCTATCAAGTTCATCACTTGTCAAAAATGTATTGCAAGCATTTGTAATTGAAACATAACTATCAGCGGGAGATGTGAGTCCAGTCAACTTTTCATACTTGTCAATAACTTCGTCTGTCATTTATGTATACTCGAATATAATTTTTAAGCTTCTACTTCTTTGACAACACAGTCAAAATCTTGATGAGAATCTTATTCTGCATCTCCATCTGCTTCACACCAGCAGACAGAATATCGGCAATGTTGTCACCCTCTTCATTCACCAGGTAGTTTCCAAAAGGATCCTCCCCCATGTTCATCTCCTCCAGGTCCCCCTCCAGGTCCTCGTCCCCCTCATCGTCTCCATCGAGTTCGATGATTTCTTCAGCTGGCTTCTTGGACACTTCCTTTGAAGTGGACATTTTATAGTACACTTTTCTTTTTTTATGCGCATTTTGACGCGTGAAATTATTTTCTTGGCGTACTATAAAATGGCTGGTGGATTAATGCAACTGGTTGCTTACGGTGCTCAGGATGTTTACCTGACTGGTCAACCCAAGGTGACCTTCTTCCAGGCGGTTTACAAGCGCCACACCAACTTTGCGATGGAGAACATCATCCAGACCGTCAACGGCTCTGTTGCATCCGGCAATCGCGTTTCCGTAACCATTGCCCGCAACGGTGACCTGATCGGTAACATGTATGTGTCCCTGGCACCACTGACGACCGGTGTGTACCAGACCTCCAACAACACCGTCCCAGATTACAACTGGATCGCCGAGCGTGCCATTCAGGATCTGGAACTGACCATCGGTGGTCAGCGTATCGACAAGCACTACCAGGCTTGGTGGCGTCTGTACTCCGAGGTGTTCCTGTCTGAGCCAGACAAGGACCAGTGGGGCAAGAACTCCACCCCCTCCAATCTGAACGTCACCGGTCTGTCTGCCAACGACGTCCGTGTGAATCTGCCACTGCTGTTCTTCTTCAACCGCAACCCAGGTCTGTATCTGCCACTGATTGCTCTGCAGTACCACGAGGTTCGCCTGGACTTCAACCTGTCCACTCTGTTTGGCAACTTCTTCCAGTCCACCTTTGAGGTGTGGGGCAACTACGTGTACCTGGACACCGAGGAGCGCCGCCGCTTCGCCCAGAAGGGTCACGAGTACCTGATTGAGCAGATCCAGCACACCGGTGCCGACACCATCTACACCTCCTCCACCAACTCCACCGGTACCACCACCCAGACTGCTCTGATCCGCCTGTCCTACAACCACCCAGTGAAGGAGCTGATCTGGTGCTACACCAACCCATCTTACGGCTCAGCCACCCAGTACAACTCCATGTGGAACTTCTCCTCCAACTGCGCCAACGTGAACGTCACCTCCAACCTGAACTACTTCTCCCTGACCAACAACTTTGCTCAGGGCCACATCATCGGTACCCCCCACATCTTCACCGGGTATTACCAGGGTGCCAACGGCGTTGTTGGCAACGTCTTCAGCTCCAACTGCATGTGGTCCGAGGATGGTGTGTCCTCATACACCGCAGCAGCTGCAACGACCGCAGGTACCCTGGGTATCGAGGTGGGTCCCCTGTACAACTTCAAGCTGATTCTCAACGGCCAGGATCGCTTCTCCCAGCAGCCAGGTAAGTACTTCAACATCACCCAGCCATACTACTACCACACCGGCAACCCTTACCCAGGTATCTATGTGTACTCCTTCGCCCTGCAGCCAGAGGAGCACCAGCCAACCGGCACCTGCAACTTCTCCCGCATCGACAATGCCCAGGTCCAGGTTGTCCTCAAACCAGGTGTGTCTGCCCTGCAGCAGCGCATGTTCGCCGTCAACTACAACGTGCTGCGCATCCAGTCTGGAATGGGCGGGCTTGCCTTCTCAAACTGACCGCCCATATGTTGGTGGGAATGCAAGTCCTACTTTATATTTAAAGAAGAGACTTGCTTTAATAAAAAATGCAAAAATGTTCAAATTGTACACGTGCAGAACAACCACTCGATCAGTTTATCGGTCGACATGGTAAACCAACCAAGACGTGTAAATCATGTCGTGAAAAGAATAAAAAATATGATGAAAAACCAGAACGTAAAGAAGCACACGCTGCACTCATGGCCCAAAAGGGGAATGAGTATTCACAGGCGTCTCGCGCGCGTCGTTTAGCAGCTGACCCAGAAGGGTACAGAAATCATAATAATGAAACACATCGATTATGGAAATCTGAAAATCCAGGTTATATAGCAAATTGGAATAGAACCAATGTGAATGCTCGTCTAGATGCAATCAAGAGAAGTGCAAAAGAAAGAAATAAAGAATGGACTCTGGATGATATAGAAGCCAAGAGAATGTTGGTATTTCCTTGTACTTATTGTGGTCACTTGGATTTGAAAGTTCGTCTAAATGGTATTGATCGGATTGATAATTCAAAGGGGTACGTTCCAGGGAATGTAGTTTCATGTTGCAAATTCTGCAACTATGCAAAAAATATGATCTCGATTGATGAATTTAAAGATATGTGTCATCGAGTCGTCAAACATGAGCTTCGCATAGCTCAGTGGTAGAGCGGTGGATTGTAGCTCCATTTGTCACTGGTTCGATCCCGGTTGCGGAGAAGTCAAAAATTTTTAAAAGTTTGTATTAATAATAATGAAAATCACTCTGGTATTGCTCGTAGTGGCTGCCATTGCTGTAATCTTCTTTATTATGAAGCGCAAGGTTGTTGAAAAGAAGGAGGATGAGGCTCCAAAAAAGAACGGGATCATCTACGGATCAGACACGTGTAGATATACAATTCTGCAAAAGAAAAAGTATCCCGATTTTGAATATGTTGATTGCACAAAGGATACGTGCCCCGATTTTGTCAAGGCGTTTCCAACCACAGTGTATCCGGATGGTTCAACGGTTCCAGGATATGCACCTTAAAAAGGAGAAGCGCTTTTGAATAAATGTTTGCACGCCTCGTGGAACACATGGGGTCGGATGATTCGATTGTTCAGGCGGCTCGAATTTCATATAATCAAGCTGGGTATAAAGAGGACCCAGTGAAGACCCGTCATCTCATCAGGTATCTGATGCGCAATTGGCACACGACTCCTTTTGAGATGGTGGAGTTTAAATTTCACATCAAGGTTCCAATCTACGTTGCCCGACAGTGGTTACGTCATCGCACAGCAAGTGTGAATGAGGTATCTGCGAGGTACACCCAAATCAAGGAGGATGAATTTTACATTCCGGTGGAGTTTCGAAAGCAATCCGTCATCAACCACCAAGGGAGTGATTTCTCTGATCCTTTTGATAACGAAACAAATGATGCATTTGTAAACCTCCAAAACAACACGTGCAATCTCGCCTTTGAAAATTACAAGACTCTTTTGGATTACGGAGTGGCCAAAGAACTGGCTCGGGGCATTCTTCCGGTGTGTACCATGACGGAGTTTTACTGGAAGATTAATCTTCACAACTTGTTTCACTTTTTGCGTCTCCGAATGGATGATCATGCCCAACTCGAGATTACAAACGTGGCCAAAGTGGTTTACGAGGCTATCAAACCAATCGTCCCTTTGGCATGTGAAGCGTTTGAAGATTACCGCTTGAATGCAGTGACACTCACCGGACCCGAAATCAAGGTTCTCCAAACCAAAGATCCGAGCAGTCTTTCAAAGAGGGAACAAGATGAGTTTTTGGTAAAGTGTCAGCAATTAAAGATTTCGATATAGAATACATAAATGTCTACACTTGAGACTGATTACATCACCGTTCCGGGTCAGCTATTCGCGTGCCTTTCCATCGTTGGCCCAAGTTGCCCTCAGAAGAATGACAAGTTTGGAATCAAGATTCGTGGAGCCTTTTCCACCCGTTCAGAGGCGGAGTCTCATGCCAAGCGTCTCCAGCGGGATGATGCAACCTTTGACATTTTTGTGGTTGACATGTACAAGTGGCTGCTCATTCCACCCGACATGGATGCCATTGATGATCAGCACTACAATGACGACAAGCTGGAGGATATCATGACCAAGTATCGTGAGAACCAGCGTCTCGCTGCAGCCATGTTTGAGAAGCGCAAGAAGGATATGTTGGCCAAGCCACTCGAGGGGAGTGATACACCTTTCATCGAACCAGGTGATGAGAATTCCAAGTTTTACAACAAGCCCGATGTACCACCGATTCCCCATCCAGCCGATGTGGTGGAGGATCTCAAGAAGGAGTTTCCAGACATGTCGGTTGCCGAGTTGGTGAAACTGGCCAACCAGCGCGTTCAGGGTGAGATTGATCGTCGCGCAAAGGAAAATGTTGCCGAATAATAAATGAAAAATAACCTGACGCTCATAATAATTTTGATACTCGCCTTTTTCTTCTTCTATAACTCCAAGTCCAGATTTTCCCCATTAGCAATTCCATTCAAAAGTCCAAATGCTTCAATTTTACACATGAATGGATATTCAAGATCTTTAGGTGGTGATTGGAGTCTAGACAAACCTAGCCCTAAAAAATAAAATTACTTCTTCACCACATTCACAATGCTCGTTTTTTTATCTAGATTTGGGTTACTGGTTGCGTTTGGTTTGTAGTGACTCTGATGATATTTCCACATTGCATCGGATCCAATCCTGAACCCTTTTCTTATCGGAGCCTTGTAATAAAAAACACAATCCTCCAATTTATTTGATCTGCTCGTGTTGTCAAGAACGAGACACTCAAAATTTTCTGTACACGCAGACATCACCTTATTAAAGAGATCAAAAGATGGAAAGACTCCAAAGAAAGCCTTGTAAAGTCTCTCCCTGTTTTGAATTACATTCTCACGCAAGACAAATACATAATCAACATTCGCCCTGAGATCGGGACTCAGATCCATACAATACTGCATAGTCATCAAAAAAAAGATTTTCCAGTGACGCCCATTCATAAAACATTGTCTGATGCATGTATCCTTCATAAACGATTTATTGTACATGCAATCGTCCAAAAGTATAAATGCTGGATCCATTTTATTGAGTGCCACAAGTTTCTTTTGTCTCGCGATAACCTTTTCAATTGTATCTTTTGAATAATCCCCATAAATGAATAAATCTGGAATAAATTGTTTATAATAATGATTCCCCTCTTCGGTTGCTGACATCACCACACCAACCGGTATATTCCTTTTGTGATACAGAAGATCAGTAACCAGGGTGGATTTACCGGTTCCACGTTTTCCAATCACCACACACACCTTGTCGTTCCCAATCTTTGAAGGATCAAACTTTCTCAACTGAATAGTACTCATCTATTAATTTGCGAGTTTTTAATAATAGAATAAAAACTCACATAGTATCAGGATGAGCGACGGGGTCTACGGAGCTGTCACCGGGATGCATGATGCATTTTTATCCGGGGATCCATCATTCACTTATTTCAATAATCAATTTAATCTCGAGTCCCAAAACCTCGTAAAGACATATGTGGTTCCATTTGATACCGTTGACTATCGAATTGCGACAATTCCATACTTTGGAGACTTTATAGGTGATGTGACGATTCGAATGAAATTACCGGGACTCGCCACCCCAAATGACAACTTTTGGACCTTTACAAATCCACCAGCTGGTAACATGTATGTGTATTCATCCACAAAGAGTCTCGATCCGATTCTGACCGTGACTCCACAAAACATAAATGTAAATCAGATGAAACTATTCAACGCCTTGGTTCCAAATATATCGGTCGTTGGATCTGGGCCAAACTTTTCATTGATCGTGGACACCAACAACACCTTGACGGCATACGGGAGTGTTCAACTGAATGCGGTTTCCAACTCATTCACAACCAAAAAGATTTCATGTGGAGTTTCTCATGCTGCTTTTCTTGATGTGACTGGAAACGTCTACACCTTTGGTGACAACTCAAAGGGTCAACTTGGAAATGGTGGCGCTCCTGTGACTGGAACGCCCGTAGCGGTTGCAACCGGTGTTGTGGATATAGAATGTTGCAATTATTCAACTATATACCGAGACGCAACCGGAAATGTATACGCCACTGGAACCAATTCGGTTGGAGAATTGGGGTCGGCTCTCCCACCTGGTTCCTTTAAGCTCTCTTTTACACAGATTGCAACCGAACTCCCAAATGGGGCATTCATTGACAGTATAAAGGCTGGTCCCGATTTCTTATACCTGGTTGATAACAAGAACAGTAAAGTATATTCATCTGGACAAAACAACGTTGGACAACTTGGAAGAGTCGGCACCACAACTGCATTTGGTCAATGTACATTCAAAACATCTGGATTCAATTATCCGATATGTGACTTGGAGATTGGGTACAATTTTGCGTGCTTCACTTCTCTGAGTTCAAACGTCACCACCCTTTTGAATAGCACCATATCATTTCCGAGTTCAATATGTTTATCAACCACCTACCTTTATGTTGTGAGTGGATCAGCCGCTATATACCGAATCAATCTGAGCACCAACGCAGTAAATTTATACGTCTATGGACTTTCGAGTCCAAAAAGTCTTGTGAATAACGGAAACACACTGTACTTTTCAGACAACACGGGAATCAAGACTATAACAACCGCCGTCAGTAATGTGGTGACAGGGTCTTACAACACACTTGCAATCGACACAACCAATAATCTCTTGTACGCAACCAGTTCATCCGCTGGAACCATATCCAAAATCAATCTGAGTTCGAATGTGGTGAGTGTGATTTCCAGTAATTATGTAAATCCACAGGGGCTCGCCTTTGACTCCACGCACAATTATCTATACATAGGTTCATATAACCTCGTGACCCAACTGAATCTAAACACAGGGGCTTCGATGACAATCACAACCAGTTTTGTGTACCCGTACACCTTGGCAATGTCTCCTAAAAACTTTTTATACGTCGGTGCGAGTAACGTCATATCAAAGGTGGATCTGAGTGATTTGAATTATAGAACCAATAAACTCGTCACGCTCACCAACCTGAGTACCATCATAGTAAATTCTAACGACACTCTTTACACAACGAGTTCGAATGTATCCACTTACACGGTGAGTAACTCTTTATGGATTGCAGGGAACAATAATATCGTGTTTCTTCAAAACACAAATCGAGACAGCAACGTGTGTTCGGTTGTTACCAATGTTGATTCGATATACACCAATCGATATTCAAACACATTGTGTTATGTAACCAGATTTTTGGATCCGATTACCGGGCTCAACACCAATCTGAGTTTTTTAAGTGACGTTGGGGTCAATATAACAAATCGAGTGGCACTCGGAAACATTCAGAGTAATATTTTTGTAAACAACACCATCTCTCCCCAACCGAATGAAATGCCAATCATTTCAATAGGCAACTTTTTTCTATGTGGTAATTTGTTCTTTGGAGACTCCACCAATGGATCTATAGGGTCAATCGGATACAAGACTCAGACTCTCATGGCACTTCCATCCTTTTTGAATGATAGCTTCAATTTCTCCTTCCCTTTTGAAACATCCCAAGAGTCTCTTTCACCAAGCTCATATGTTTCTTTACTCTTTGATTCGATCCAAGTTGCCAACTTTTTTGGGTACGATTACAAGGATCTCACAAAAATATCAACCAACTCGTACATCCTCTCACAATCCTCACCTCTTTATAATGTCAATCAATTTTTGAGCCCACAGACTCTCCGAGAATCTGGGTTTATCCAGGGATTAAATTACATCGCCACGAGTAACATTTATCCCGCATATGAAAGTATAGTAAATTCAGTGAGTCTATATATAGGAAAACAACTCGTTCAAACCATCCCGGTTGAGTTTTTGGAATTCAAAAAGGAAATTGCCACCTCGTATAAAAATAGACCCATATTCAACCTCATTGAAGGGGATGGAACCAACCAGGTTCCTTTTGATAGATATTATTACATTCAAACCGACATTTTAAAAAATATACCAATCGGTGCAATTACAAATCAAGATGTTCAGATATATTTGGATTATAATCAGGTGACGGGTATAGATATGGATCTCGTAATCACATATATAAAATTTGACTCGACACCTTCACCGAACAGTGAATACACTATAGTTGTTCCATCCGTAACATCAGGTGGGACACCAAAGGGACCATGTACCAAGGTATTTACATCCAATACTTTCACATCATTGAAACTCAATGGTGAAAACATGTTTGATTCCAATTCATCCAACATCATGCCCTATGAAAATTTTGTGAATATTCCTTTGAGAGGCCAAAGTGTACTCTTCCTCAATCCCATCAACATGAGTAGGATACGAGATGTGAGTGTGAATGCACCAAGTTCAAACGTATACTTTGAAACTCTAAACATCTTGAAAGTGAAAAATGGGTTGGCGGGGATGTTATTTTCTTGATAGAATTTAATGAGTCTCATGAAGAGAATGTGTACACAAACATTACCCATTGAATTTCCAAAAAATTTCTACACAAATTCAGGTGACTACACCATACACATTCCAAGGTTGGGGGACATGATTACGAGCATTCGAATATGTGGAAATTTTGGAAACAACACACTCGGTGAGGCGATAATCAACCAAGTGGATTTCATTTCAAATTCAACTGTATTGGAGTCTCTCAAAGGAGAATTTATTAAACTTGACAATGAGATGAACATGCCCCTTGAAAAGCTCGCCACTTCAAATTCACTTGTCAATGGTTCTTTTGTGACTATCCAGATTCCATTTTATATAATCAAAAAGGGATTTTTCATGGTGAATGAACCCGATGTGAGAATATCTTTCAACTCGAATGGAAGTCCAGTGCTCATCAAGGGTCATCTTTTGGTGGATTATGTGCTCATAGAGGATCCACCTGGGGATACGTTTTTTCAAAGGGTTCGAGATGTTCAAGACGTGTATACAGTTTCTACAGGAAGCTGTACCGATGTAAAGATGAACACCACATTCACTGGACCGGTGTATCAGTTGTATTTTACTGTTCAAAATCTAAACACCGGTACGTATATTCAAAATATCAAAAACATTGCAATGTATGTGGGGAGTACGTTTGAAAGATTCAATCTTCCGGGCAGTTACTTGAGATATGCAGAACCTTTAAAGAGATACAAAGGTATTCCGAGTGACCCAATTTATCTTTACACCTTTGCCGTTGACCCATCCGATATTCATAGCGCAAGTGGTCAAATGAATTTTTCAAGAATCAATTCTCAACGTTTTGAAATTTCCTTGTACCCCATAGTGGATCCGATAAAAATCACCATCTGGGCTCAAACGCACAACTTTGTGTATTTCAACAAATCCAACTGCGCTCCCGTTTTTTACAACAATGAATACATTGCAGATAGCAGTGTCACCACCATCTCTGCATTGCCCACCCTCCCTGTGTACCTGAATCAAAATTACATCAATTCATCCTATTATCTAAATTTCTTGTCCCCCTTGCCCATAACAAGCAATGTAAATCTATCCAACACATACATCACCGACGACATTTCGGCTCAAAATGTATTGTTCAGTTCACCTGGATACTCGAATATAGCATGTAATTATTA